GAGTCCGCTGCTTTATCTGAATCTTTATTAAACTTATTTGCTGCAACACCAATACCTACCAAGGCAACTCCAAATGCTGCTGCTCCAGCGGCTGCAGAAATACCACCTGTTGCTAATGCAGTTGCGGCTGCAGATGCAAGTGAGACGGTACGAAGTGCTTTCATGACCTTAATAATTGCTTGAATTCCTGTTACTAAAGCGGCAACTGCTCCAGCAACTTTAGCTCCAAAGAATGCAGCAATAATTACAGCTCCAAGAGTTGCAAATACTTTAATGTTTCTAGCAACAAAATAACTTAGCAAAAGCTATACCATACGAAATAGAAGTCTTAAATCCTGCCGCAATCTTGTCGCCATTTTCATCTACAAACTTCTGAATTGCAGGAATTGCTTTGTTAATAATAAGATCAGCAAATGACTTAATCTGTGGGATTAACTTATAACCAAGAGATTCTGATGCTTCACCAAATGCAAGTTTGATTCTTTCCATTTGCCCAGCAAATGTGTTGGCTGCTGCAGCTGCAGCTCCTTTTGTTTCGCCTGAAATCTCACGCATTGCTGCTGCAAAGTCTTTTGATTTAACAGTAGCTGCAGAAATCTGTGGGAACAACTTCTTAAGTGCACCAATATTTCCGCCATATGCTTTGGCAAGAAGTTTTGATGCCATATTTAAGTCTATGTTTTTTGCTGCTGCAATATCCATTGAGACGCCAAGCAAAGACTGAGCTTTGGAAACATCTCCGGTTACGGCAGCTAGTCCAGCAAGAGCAGGACGGAGTTGATCATCAGCAATACCGAACTCTGCTTGCATTGCAGTAATATATTGTTCTGTTGCGGCTATAGCCGCGTCAGTTGCTCCTACTGTATTTCTAAGTGAATTGGCAAGAAGTACTTGAGACTTCTGATCTTCCATGGCTGCTTTAACAGCATCATAGCCAATCTTTGCAGCAAAAGCTCCTGCTGCAATTGCAGCTAGGCCAAACTTCTTTGCAGTTCTGTTAGCAAAATCACCAAACTTCTTTTCCATCTTACTAATATCTTTGACCGCAGCTTTTGTACCTTTGTCAGAGTATTGAGTAAGAATGCGGGCGACTACTGCACCAACTGCCATTTTAGTCTACCTTTCCCGCTGAATCAAGATGATTTTGTAATTCACGTTTTGCGTCTTCTAAAGCTTTTGCTACTACTTTTTCAATACGTGGTCTTTCTTTATCTACAACTTTCCAGACAAGACGAGAGGCTTTACCAAACCAATTAAGTCTTTCAATAAATGATCCACTTTTTTTGTTACGTCCTGAAAGCTCAAATACTTTACCTGCATCAGATGTATTTAACAAAGCACCAGCACTAGTTGTGTAATCTTTACGAGCGCGCCTTTGTGCTTTCGACACTGTGATTCCTGCTTTAATTGTATTAGTGTCCCAAGCAGGCCAACCAGCACCGCCCCATGTTCGTCCACTTACTGCTGCGGTTGGTCTCCAATTGCGCATTGGAGTGTTTGTTGTTCTACTTTGAATACTATCAACTAGACGATGAGCAGCACCTTCAGCACTGTTTAACTCAGTATTAACTATTTTGTTAAACTTAGCAACAGCCTTTTTATCAAACTCTTTAAGGGCTTTGATAGTTGGCTCAATGCCTGTCAAAATAATCCGTGTGTCTTCTTCCACTTATTTACCCTTTGCTCGTTCTTTAAGATAAATAGTAATAGCCTCAAGTATTCCTTCAGGTGCATCTATTAGATCTATGGGTGAAATACCAGTTTCCACCGAGATAGCTGCTACGTTATACGTTAAGCTGTCTCGGTGGATCCGAAAGAATCATCTGAATCCAATTCGGCAGACGCAATTGTGTCTAAGAATTCTGGACCAAATGGTTTTACAATCACGCCATTAGATTGCATGCACTTCCATGCTAACCAATAAACGTGTTCAATCTTTTGTTCTTCACCAAGCAGTTTAGGCATTCCTTTGCCATATTGCTGCTCGAATGCAACAATGACACGAGGAGTTAATTTATAACTAACTTCATTGCCATCAACTGTTTTTACTTTGATTCCAAGACCGTCCATGATTTCCCCCTTGTTAGATTAGGATTTAGTGATTGTACCACTGATTGGCCAAGTTACTGATGCAGTTGCAAGTTCACCAACGGCACCATTTAGTGGTGTCCATTCTGAAACTAGTGCACTAAAACTATATGCCGGTGTCGTGCCAGCTACTGGACGAACAGTAATTGAAACTGCTGTACCAAGAGTTGGATAAATAACTGCTTCTAAAGCTCCTGCAGCGTAATCTTGATTAAACTCAAGAGCAACACTGTTATCAGCAAGTCCAGCCACACGTGTGCGTGCGGTATTGCCAAAAGCTGTAGTTTCTACAACATCATAAGTAGATCCTAATGTCACAGAAGTAACATAAGATGAAATATCTGTTGTTCCAAAAGTAACTGCTACGTTAGTTAATACAATACGTGCCATTATGAAACCGCCTTAGTTACTTCACCGCTGATTGGCCATGTTACAGATGCAGTTGCTAATTCTCCGACGGCTCCACTTAAAGGAGTCCATTCTGAGACTAGAGCCGTAAATGTGTAAGATGGGTTGGTAGCTGCTGTTGTTGCACCATTTGGCTTTACTACAACTGATGTAGTAGATCCAAGTAGTGGATAAATTGTTGCTTCAACGCTACTAGTTGCATAATCTTGTTGAAATTCAATTGCTACTGAATTATCACCAAGTCCGCTAATACGTGTACGTGCTGTTGAACCGAATGCAGTTGTTTCTACAACATCATCATTTGTTGTTAAAGTAACACTTGCAATATGATCAGAAAGATTAACTGCATTGATAGTAATATACGCGTTTGTAAGAACTAAAACGGCCATTATTCGTCCGCTCCTTTTTCTATTGCTGGTTTGGTTGGTGTATTACTTGATAAGTGGTCACCCTTGACTAGTGCTTCAGGATTACAACCAGCATCGAGTAATTCTTTTTCGGTGATTTGTTCACCTTTTTTCTTATCTCCGAATACAAAATTATCGGATTTAATTGTATATGACATTATGCTCCATCTCCATATATTGTTACTTGGTATCGATATGATAAATATTCAACGTCAGCAGTTTGATATACTCCTGATTGAGCCGCAGTAACTCTAAGTGTATCGACTGCTCCACCTAAAGTACGATCTGATTCAATTGCTGCTTTAATTGAATAATCACCTGAACCAGAAAGGTATTTGTCAAGTTTATCTTGACCTGTTCGTTCTGAGAATCTTTGGACAATTACCATAACATCTATGTTTGCAGAATCTAAACCACGAGCATTGTTAAGATCAAAAGTAAGATCTAACTGACCAATTATTGCACATGGTGGAACTATCACATCAGGTACTAGATCATAAACTCTAAGACCTTCTATTTCTTGAAGATTAGTTTTTAATCCTTCTCGGACTTGACTTGGTAGCATTAGTATGCAACTCCGTTTAACTTCTTGAGTGGACGGATCAATGCTTCGACATCAGGATCTAATCTAGATGTCAATCTTACAGTTCCCATATCAACAGAACCGGCAACTCCAAATGGTGATTGCTTGCGGATAAACAGTCTAGATGCTTGTAAACGTGCGGCTAAATTGATCTCTGCAGGTACCGCAGACCATCCCCATACTCCTGTTACTTTTACAGTTTGAGGATATAAACGAGGGAAAAGGTATCGATCAACAGCTAAAATTCGTGTGTAAGGCCAACCTCTACGTGGGTTGTTAATTGGTTCTACCATATAATCTGTTGCAGCCCAAATGGTTGTGTAACTTTGGTCAAAGTTTTCATCAGTTGCAATTTCAGTCAGTGAAACAAAGTCATCTAGGTTACAGATCCACCAATCATTTGGTGTGTAATAACGAACTACAGGCGCGGCAGTTGTGCCGTCTTTATAAAAAAATCTACCAGTGTAGTCATCAATCATTCTGCATGCAGCAACAATTGCAGCTTCTATAGCTAGATCGTCATTGATGTCCTCGATCGCAAGAGCATTCTTGACATCCGACAGGGTGCAATAGGCGTTTGTTAGTGCCATGCTTTATCCTTTTCTCTAATTTAGGCTGCATTGCTCGTTCTAAATCGGGCAAGGCTGTTGCTGTTTGTTTTTTCTTAAATATTTTCATTATTTTGCCGTTCAGTATGATGGCCTTCATGTAACCAGTACCTTTTCTGATGCGGCAATATGGCGCCTGTATTGGCATAAATAGGGAAACCTAAATGCTTGATTTTACGGCAAAATAGCAAGTCTTCACTTACCCACTCACCATTTATAGGTCCGTCCCAAAACCAACACCAGTTTGTGCCTTGGTTTGGATCTGCTGTCTCACGCATTTTCTCAAGTACACTACGGTGGACTAGTATGCAACCAGTACCAGCAGCATCAATCTCAAAAACTGCATTACGTTTGTAGTCATTTATAGGCGCAAAACCTTTAGTAGTATCATTAAAGATCAATGGAACAGGAACAGGATATAGGTTTTCATTTGCATCCCAAGCTGCAAAATAAAGTCCTGCTACAACTGGTCTATCTTTATCATGAGCAGTTTCAATTAACTTGTCAAATGCTTGTACACTTAATTGCTCATCTGTATCTATCATTAGCAACCAATCAGATTTTGTATTATCTAAAAATGTTGCAACTACACGATTACGTAACTTACTTAATAAACCAGATCCTTCAATTCTTATAAATGGACCTAATCTTGAACTGCGAGATTGTGTCAGTTGAATCATTGTATATGCCCAAGCAGCATTAACTGTGCCTGGATCACATGCTCCAATTGAAACTTTATGCGATGATTTCATACTTTCCCCCGTTTAAAGGTGTAGAGCCGATAAGTCGGGGGAGTCTTACCGGCTCTACACTATTGTTCTAAGCTTTGCTTAGAATGTTGGAGCTACCAAACCGGTGCCTGAGATAATCGAGGCAGCTAGAGGGTAACGACCTGCTGAAAACGCTGCATAGCCATAGACAACAGACTTAATTGTCAATGTGCTTGCACCAGTTGCATCAAAGTTAAGCGCAAATGGTGATCCTGTCTGCTCCCAAAGGTGCATTTCAGGTGCTGCAACGCAATAGATTTTGTCCTGATTTGTTGCTGCGCCGAAAGTTGTTCCAACGCTTGCATCAGTAACAATTGGTAGACCCATCAATGAGTAACCTGAGTTACCGTATGATGAAGCTCCTGCGCCTGCTGCCATTGTGTTTACTGGTCCGCTTGCGTTTGGAACTACCAAAGGACGGTTTTGTGAATCAACTGCAGCTAATAGATAAGCTAGGCGGCGTGGGTGCATGACCCAATGTGTTGGATTCTGAAACGCGTTTGTCTGGATTTGCTGTACTGCATCAGCAAGCTTTGGATACAGAAGTTGAACTGTAGGAGCTGTTGATGTATAAGTGATTGCATTTCCACCTGAACCATCAAGACCAAGAATTGTGCCAGATGTACCAGCACCATTGATGCATTGATTGTCAAGTGTTGTGTGCCATGAACGAATTAGGTCTGCAAGAATGAATGTATCAATTCCTGTACCGCGCTCGATTGCTTGGCGAGAGATGTCTTGCTGTCCTGCAATTGTACGCACGTTAATAGTGAGTAGTGTATCATCAGCATCAGTTTCTGAAACAGCAGAGTTTTCTGTTGCTTGAACTGCAGTTGATGTACCTGTTGTCATGCGGCTGATATTTAATGTCATTCCGCTTGCAGGTAGTACGTGCTTGTTTGTTGCAGCATCCAAAAATGGACGACCTGCACGTGCAAGTGGCGCAGCTAGATCTGTAAGGTATTGCGGTACGACCAAACCTTCAAACGCAGCTGTTCCAACATCGCGACGCTCAATTGCTTCTTCTTTCATGTGACGAGCAAGACGCTCGTTTGCACTGAAATCATTCTTAAATGATGAGTTATATGCATCTTTTACGAATGAAGCATCAGAGTTTACTGAATAAGTGCGAGGTTCAGAGATGACGCGTGCGCCACCTGCTGGAGTTGCAACTGGTGCAACTGCTGCACGTACTTCTGCAGCCTTAGCGTCTGCATCAGCTTGTGTCTTTAGTTTTTCGATTTTTGTATCGAGTGAACGTGACTCTTCTACAAGAGCGTCAACCTTCTCGGTCTCCTCTGCAGTTAGATCTGTACGGTTCTCTGCGGCAACTGCCTCAAGAACTGCGTCCATTTCTGTTTTAACTGCATCACGGCGCTCGATTACTTTGTCAAGGTATGACATTGTATTCTGCTCCTTATGAGTTTAATCGAGGTGGTGGCGATAAGCATCACGGCGCTTTTGGGGTGTGAGTCTCGCTCCGACTTCGGTATCTGTTAACTATTTGCTAACAGAATATTATTTTGTGTTGTTTACTATTGCTTTTGCTAGACGAAGAGATATAGATCTTGGTACAGAAACTTCTTCAATTAAGTCTTTGTCTTCTTCATCTTCCATATAATCAGAATCTTCCATATCGTCTGCTGCAACTACTTCTTGATTTCCTAGTAGTTGAGCCATTAGTTCTACTGACTTCATTACATAGTCATGGCC